TTAACAATTTCATATTTTTCAGAAAAAGCACTTGACAAAATCTCTGCAAAATGGTAAAATGAATTTATAAAATAACCGTTGGAGGTAAATATGAACGAAGATTTATTTTCTGGTATTAAAATGGTACTTGAAAAGATTAGTAAAGCAATCGAAAAGGGCTCTTGCGATGATATGCGGTCATATTTGGCTGATAACCAAACAGCAACAAGAAATGCAATTCCATATGTTCGAATAGACAAAATCAACACAAACCTTTCTGATATTTTTTCAACAGATGAGGGTGACGTGCGTTTATTTAAACGTAACTCTTGGGTAGGAGTATTAATTGTTGACAGGGGCAGCAAATGTATTTTTACATATTGCACAACCCAAACTTTAAAGCGTATCCCCAAGAATAAAAGCAGGAAAAAACCGCATTATGCTCAAACATTGCTAAATACACTTAATCGTGAAGAAGTAGATCCCTCGCAGTTAACATTGGAAGGGTTTAACTTGTCATCGCCAGAACCTGATTTTACCCCTAGCGAATATGAAGCAGATTTCATTTCTATTATGGAAGAATCTTTAACTAAATACAAAGGCTATAGGTACTGGGTGGTCACATATGAAACCCAAGGATTAACTTTAAGACATCTTAATGCAGTTCTTATGGATCCTAATTTCAACATAGTGGAAGAATGGCCACTGATGCAACTTTTAGCACCTAATTTTGGTGATTTAACAGCTGACCTTAAAACAGAAACCAAATCTGAAAATAGCGTTCATTCTCTCGTTTCTATTAAGCCAGGTCTTAAAGGTAAAAAGGCAAGCGAGCCTGAAAAGCAAACCGAAATATTCCCGAAGAGTACAGAGGAGAGCAAAGAAGCATAATCGCTTCGGGAATACAATAATGAAGATTGTGCTTTTTGAAACAGTATGGACAACCAGAAATTTAATGGAAATCGCATAAAAGAAGCGCTACAATTTAGAGGCATGAAAATGACTGAGTTGGCGGATAAAGCAGGAATTAGCAAACAATCCATGTCTCTATATTCAAGTAACAAAAATACACCACCCTATGAATCAGTTATAAAAATAGCTGAGGTATTAAACTTACCATATGACTATTTTATGGTTGATAAGCCGTTTGAGGCAACAATAGGAAACACATATTTCAGGTCACAGTCTTCAGCTACTAAAAAGGCCAGAAATGCACAAGAGTTAAAAGTAGAATACGCTGCAAAGTTGTACGACATTTTACTTTCATATGTTGATTGTCCTGAACTAAAGCTTCCTGAACATTTAGAAATGGACATTGATTGTTCCATTAACAATTACAATCCTGAAGAAGATGCCGCTAAAATTGAAGCATTATCAGCCAATGTAAGAAAGTATTGGAACTTAGGAGATGGCCCTATTGAAAATCTTCAATATGTGCTCGAATCAAATGGAATTGTAGTTACCGGGTTTCGTGATGTCGATTCCAAAATAGATGCGTTTAGCCAGTTGGTTGAAATAAATGGCAGGGATATCTACGTTATTGCGCTTGCAATTGGAAGTAAACCTATTGAGAGACTGCGGTTTGACATGGCTCACGAACTTGGTCACATTCTTATGCATCAATGGGGTGGGGATGAAGAAATAATATCAAACGAAGCATTTAATATACGTGAGAAACAGGCAAATATGTTTGCCAGCTCACTGCTTCTTCCAAAGAATACTTTTGGTCGTACTGTTTCTGCATATCCTACTGAAATTGAATACTATAACACATTAAAGAAAAAATGGAAAGTATCAATCCAAGCAATGATGTATAGGACAAGACAACTTAATATCATATCCGGAAATCAATTCCAATACATGATGCGGCAAATCTCCAAAAATGGTTGGAGAACCAAAGAACCCGGAGATGTTCCTGGTCAGCTGGGTGATACAATTTTTCAGGGTGCTATTGATCTTCTTTTTGATGGGGGATATATTACTAAAAATGATCTCTTATCTAGCTTTTCAAAAGAGGGAATATTCTTAGATAGATCAGATTTAGAAAACTTAATGTGTCTACGAGAAGGAACACTTGAACCCGAACCTAAAGCTATTCGACTGGTTGCTCTAAAAAAATAAGCAAATAGGTTTGGATATGATTGATAATATCTTATGAGCATGTGTTCCTGATGTCAAATACTTGTACAAAAAAGAACACCACTCCCAGTGATGTTCATTAAATTGGTATCATTTCCGTATCCGGTTCAGAATCTGCATTCCCTTGACGTAATTCTGCTCGTCCCCGGTACTGAACGCCGCTCGTTCGGTATCAACAGTCATGCTGTCAGGAGCATCGTCAGACATAACAGAAGGGCATTCCTCATCGGAATGCCCTTCTTGGTCATCAGAACTTGTTGGTTTGTCAGGACGAAGATGTGGAAATAAATTGAACTTCACCACTATCTTGTCCGGGTAAATATCGACTTGCTGTACATACTTGTCAACAAGCTGCTTCATTGTCTTCAGTGTGCCGCTCTTAAGAGATGAACGTATTTCACCGAACGCAACAGCAAGGTCTGCTTCGGATACACGGCTCTGCTGCTCATTCCTTTTGAGATAACCGAGCTCACGCTCAACTGCCTCAAGGCGCTTTTCAAGCAGATTCAGCCTGCCTTCAAATGTATAGTAGTCATCGGTTTCAATCGTCGCTCCGCAGCAGCTGCAAACGGGACGGTTGGTTTCGTTGTTGTCCATGGTGTGTCCTCCTAATCAGTATTCTTCTGCCAAAAGCATAGTGGAATGTGTTTCATCGTCAATGACGAAGATTTTCGCTGTGATTGGTTCATCAGTGGGGAATGTGAATGTGCGCTCGTAAACGGGTTCCTCTTGACTGTGCGTTACCTGCTGATTTGCGCCGTTCGCTACGAGCTTAAAGACCTGCAGGTAGTCTTTCCGCTCGGTTTTCATGCTGTCGATACAGTCCCAGAGGATTATTTGTGTCAGTATGGGGACTGTTTCACTGATTCCTCTGGTGCTGTATCTTGGGTTACTGAACATTTCTGTTACCTCCTGTGTGGCTCTGTTATGCGGTTTGTGAGCAAAACAAAAGCCCCGCTACCGTGAATTTTCATCACGACAACGGGGCTGTGTTCTGTTGTGAAAATCGGGTGCAGGATAAACTGAAATAAACTACTTCTTCAGCCGGAAGTCCGTGCTGTCGAGGCGTTTCATTTCACGTTCTGCGTCGTCGATTTTCTGCTGAAGCTGATTACGCTTCTCGTCCTTGCGACGCTCGGTCGCTAAGCCGATTATGCCTGATATCACCAGGATACTTGCCTCGGCTATTGCTGCGAGCGTCTGTGCGCTTATTCCTTCATCGGATCACCTCCCTTCAGCAGAATAATATATCTCTGTGATTGGAGGATTTTCGGGCGAACATGGGATTAAATAAACCGAATAGGAGCGTGTTATAATGCTTAATAATACAAAAGATATACTGACGTTAAAAGAGTTGCAGGAACTGCTGCATATAGGAAAAAACACCGCTCTGCGGTTGGTGCAGAGCGGTGAAATTGAGGCGTTCAGGGTGGGGAATCAGTGGAGGATTACAAAAGAAAGCATACAGAAATACATCAGGTTGTATTGACAGGTAATTGCTGCAAGGATGCCCTTTTTTTTAATCAACGATAGATTTTTAATACAAGTGAAGGCTCGTCAAAACCGCTAATGGATTTGTTACAGATATAACCTGCAGTGAAGCTCAACGAACAGCATAGCCTGCTTCGCATGGCGGCTCCGCTGCGTGATAGGGTCAACAAAACTGGCAAACGCATTCTCAAAAACAAGCATTCCGCTGTCGTAAAGCGGCGCGATGGCATTGCAGAGTTCCATCGGCATGTTACCGACATTGCTTCCCCTCCCGTTCACCATCGTAAAGTTATTCGAGTTGTAGGGATTTTCCCTGTCGCGCAGTACGGTTATCGTATCTCCGGACTTCATTTTCTCGATGATCTCAGTTCTGCCGTCGTACCGCGTGCCCTTTGCCTCGAACCGCAGCATTATCCCGCCGGTCTGCGGGTCATACGTTCCGTCGCTTTTATCAAGGTATTCCATCATACCGGGCTCGAAATACTCCGGTGTGACGGTCTGCGATAATTCAAGCCTGTGATGCAGCTTTTCAAGTTCGTTTATCAGCAGGTTCAGCCTTTCATCTTCCATAATCAGACGCCTCCGTTTTCGTCTATCTCACGATAGTATTCTTCCTGATCCGAGTAGAATTTCTGGAGTTCGCTGTCGTAGAACACGCCGGAATCCCTTGTTTTCAATATGATATCATATTTATCCACGTTGGTGCAGCCGTACTGCTCGCGCAGAAGCGTGTCAAGTTCGTAAATATCTATCTTATGGCAGCGCCTGATGATGTCGGAAACGAAATCCTTCAGCATAAGATCGGTCTGCCCCTTGTACAATATCATCGTGCCGAGCATTTTCTGCCAGGAAAATCTCTCGTCAGACAGCAGGAGATTCGCAAAGAAATAATCGTCCAGACCTATCTCGTCAAACAGCTCCGACTCAAAACCGGCACGCCTTATCGACTGAATGCTGAAATACGAGCCCTCCTCCACAAAATCATACACCCTGCCGCAGAAATCCCTGAGCATATGCTTGCTTATTCCCGCGTGTTTCAGCTTGCGGAAGTTTATGTAATGATCCGGCTGATATTCGATTATATCCAGGCTTCTTCTTAATTCAAGGCACACCTGATAGAATAATCCCAGGCTGGCATACCGCGCTCTCATCGGCGCATAATCGAATACGTCCCCGCGCCCGAAAAGATCGGCAAAATACGCTTCCGCTGAATTGAAGTGCTGAACGACATATTTTGAATTTACCACCAGGAAGCCCATCTGCTTCAGGTTGAACGAATTTACCTCCTCAATGTCGGCGTCCGGGAAAAGCTTTCCGTACACGCCCTTAACTTCATCGAGGAAATAAAAATCGTCGGTGAGCGCCGTGCTCAGCGCATTCATATTTTCCGCGCTCATCTTCTTGTGGTCTATCTTGAAAACGCCGGAACTGCAGTATTTCATGACAGGGGCAAGATAATTGGGTATCATCTTCATATCATAGCCGTATTCCTTATGTATAACTGAGCACAGGTCGTTCAGGCTTATGGGGGCGTTCTCCGCCATTATGTCGTACATTGCCCTGTCGCGGTCGGGCGTGCCGAAACGGATATTGGGCATTTTTGAAAAAACGATTCCATGATACGCTGATTTTTCGTCCTTGCCTATAACTTTCTTCAGAAGATTATGAAGCTCGTATCCATCGTGGATATCGTATTTTTTCATAAGGTCGGGATAGCTTTCCACAAATTTTACCGCGGATATCTCCACATCATTGAACGACTCAAGATCCAGCACTTCGAGAAGTTCGGCGTGATCCTGTCCGTCAATGTCGTAATAGCGGAATCTCTCGCCCAGCTTCCAGAGGAGAAAACGGCTGTCGGCAAGCTTATTTTTGCGCGTTCCTAGCACTTCCTCCGTGTAGTACAGCTTCTTGTCGAACGGTATGCCCTCCCTCTCGAGAAAGCCGTTGAATATTTCGGCGAACTCCGAAAATGTCACTTCTTCCGTGCAGTATTTCTTTATTATCACCGGCTCCAGTTCGGAGCGCTGCTTTTCCACCCATCTGCCGTCGATGTATATGCGGTTCCTGTTGATGTAGTTCTTTATTCGCAGGCGCATTCCCGCATCAAGGTTCCGGTTGTCCCTGACCGCTTCTTCCAGCGGCTTTTTCCCCTGTTTGATGTCGAAAAGCTCAAAGTAATTCCAGACATACGGCGGAACTCCGAACCACTGGGAGCAGTCCCTGCAGTCGAAGTCGTAGGTCTCAAAAAGGTACCTGTAATAATCCTCGTCAAACAGGGAAAGACCCGTTTCGGACAGACAGTGATCCCTTATCTTTCTTGCCCCCTTTGATACTAACTGCCGCACACGCTCCCTTGTGACATCATACTTATTGCCTATCTCTTCAAGAGTTTTTCCCGCAAGCCTCATAGTCACAGCGTCTTTTTCGCGCTCGTCCGCCGCACTGCAGGCAGGGATATGGTCGATGAACCTGGGGTAGACCCTGTAACAGCGGTAATCGACATATTCAAGGACGCCGCCTGCGACAAACCTGCCGAGTATCCTCCTGACCATATCCTGCGGTATCTCAACGGGCATGGCGAGCCGGACGATAAGTTCGTTCACGCTCAGCCCCTCAAAGCCGATATTATCGAACACTCCTGCAATTGCGTCACGGACTGCGTCTTCGCTCAGCGCGGCGCCGGCGTCGCCGTTGACATACAGCTTTATCCGTTCGCCGTGCGTGGAAATATACCGCGACACCGCGTCGGATATTTCCCTTATTGAGCTGGGACCCAGCTTAGGGATACCCGTTAAGTCGCTCTGAGAAAGGAACACAAGGTCGCTCATCGAGTTGTAGCCGTTCGCCGTCAGCTGATTGACCGAGCGGTTAGACAGCTTCATTGCCTTCACCGGGATATCGTTGATCCTGACGTACGTCCGGATAACTCCGCGGTACATTTCATCGGCGATAAGTTCCCGGGGCGACATGTTTTTTCTCCGCTCGATATCCTTCTGCTGTGCGGCAAATTTCGAAATGGCGCCCTGATTTGCACGGAGATATCTCCTGCAGGACTTAGCGATATTCTCCGCGGATTCCCCGTCCATTCCGCGGATCTGCATAAGCTCGTCCTTGGACAGGAATATTACCTTTTCAAGCAGGTCGTATCCGTTGAGCAGCAGATGATTGTACGCTCTTGCGGGGAGAAGCTCCAGTGCGTCAATGCTTACCCTGTTCGCCGCAAGGAATCCACAGACCGCTTTTCCGGATTCCTCTGCTTCATTTTCGGCATCCATGGACATCTGCTGATTATAATACTCTATCTTCTCAAGTATTTCAGCAATGGATTTTGCGCCAAGATTATTGATCTGCGAAAGAGAATCGCCGGTGTATCCGAGCATATCTCCGACAGTATGCACGCCTGCACGACGGAGTGCGTTTTTTGAACGGACAGACAATCCGGATTCTTCAAGGGGAAGACTTTTTAAATTCATGATATTCACTATCCTAACAGCATTTTTCTGAAGCTGTCCGCTATTCTGGACAATTCCTCAAGTTCGGCGATAAGTGACTGTTTTTCTTCCTCATCCAGCTTGTTGAACAGCCTCGGGTCAATATCGGTAAGCAAGGTCCTGCATTTCAACACATTTTCGCTCGGTCTGTTGACAAGCTGCTGCGTTCTGGTGCGGATAAGCGCACGTTCCATGTTGCACCGGATATCGTCCGCAAGTTCGCTGCAATCCTCCGCAAACTTATCCAGATCAGCCTTTCCGGAAGGGATAACGCCGCTGAATTTCTCCGTCACCTGCTTATTAATATTATCCTGTTCGCTGAAGAATTCATCAGACAGATCATTCTTAGCCAGCTTCTTTATATCACGGATAAAAATACGCTGGTCGGGGACTGCCTTTAACAGGACATTGTTGAACGCTATCTTTTTAAGTAGTTCTTTTTCCGTGCCGCTCATTTTTGAAAGAAGCGGAAGCATTTCAAAGAACAAGCTGTAAACCTGATAATCCCTTGCAACATGATACTGCCCGGGCAGCTTGACATATTCCAGGAACTCGCTGATAAGCCCGGCGGTTTCGATCCTTTTTCTTACATCGGCAACGGATTCATTTGTGCTTGCCGCATATTCCTCTGCGGTCAGCAGCTTGGTGACTACGACATCGCGGTATGTGCCGATTGCATAATCTATCATATCGTAATCGACTTTTTTCTCCTCGCCGTGTTGTATTGAAAGTTCAAGCAGCTTTATCTGCTTTCTGTCCCTGTTCATGTCAGCATTCATGATGACTGTTTCAAAGAACTGCTTTTCGCCGCTTTCGCGCTGGATTCGTCGGAGGCAGGTATAGCGCCTGTTTCCGTCAACTATCCTGCCGTCTGCGAGAATAACACCGGGCTGCTGCTGACCGACAAGTGCGATATTTTTCTGCGTCTTTTTTATTGAATCTGGATTGCTTTCATAGATGAAGTTCTCAATAACATCGTTGTATTCCTGGCTTTTCAGTGAACTTAACGCGCCTGCGCCGTTTTCAGCACGATATCTGGATATCCATGTTGCAATACGGTCGTTCTGGTCGTTGTAGTACATTGCGTCCAGTCTTACACGATATACTGGATAAAGCTCGGTCTTTCCGGCAAAGGTGACCTTTCTGGTCTGCTTGGTCTTGTATATCTTATTGGTGCGGATAAGCATCATAAGGTCCTCTACAGCTCCCTCGCGCATATCTGTATCGTCAACAAGTGTTTCTTCAATAGGGATAGGACCGCTTAGCGAAGAATCAGCCTCTGAGTTATCAGCGTGTCTGATTTCGTTATACAGCTCCCTTATTTGCTGTGCTCCATCACGGTCTATTTTCTCGCACAGCCGTGCCATGGTGTCAAGGTAACGCTCGGTATCAAGCTGAGAAAGATCCTGCTGACCGATATGCGCTATCGTATTTCTGATACCCATAAGCTCATTCAGCAGTGTCTGTGCGTCCTTATCCAGTTCGTATTTGAAAATATCCTTCCATTCACGCAGGATCACTCTTATACAGTTAGCTATATCAAGCGAATCGACAAGTTCTGCATAATCTCCGTATGAAGGCAATTCATCAGTATGATCACTGAGTATGTAAAGAACCTCGTCCCACCATTTTGCTTTGTAGGCGTTGTTCATTTCCATGCTGACAAACCCTGCAAGCAGTGGGTGAAGTATTCTGAGACCTTTCTGCGCATATTCGTAGTTTTCCTGCATGATAATTCTCCTTTTATAAAAATGGCATAAAGCAAATGTATCAATGGTATTATATCACAAAATTGCACTTGCTGTCAACAGAAATACTCTCCCACACTGATTGTTGGAAAATGATTTTCTTGTATTCTGCAATGTCAAAGTATTTTTCTGCCTGATATATGCGGGGTTATTCCTTATCAGAGTTCCAACTTTTCAATCTCCATTGCAATTTCCTTATGGCGTTCAAAGAACAGCAGCTCCTTATTGTGTGCAAAATATTCCTTACAGCCGAATTTGCTTATGTATGCGGCACTATGACAGTTTACGGTAAGTTCAGTTACAATAACAAGCATTTCGTTTCCGTCCCCGAAAACCTCTTCGCTGAACGCAAACATATTCGAGAGCCGCTTTCCAGTTACAGCAGAAGCTGCTTTCAAATCCGCTACACGTTTGTTAAAATCATCCTTTACTATCTCGAATGCCTTTGCTGGGTTTGTTTCAGAGCCTACCTGCTTTGCCTGTTCATCGAGTATTTCGGCAAGCTGAAGGCACTTCCTATGAGCGGCTGCGTCAAGGCTTCCCGACTTCTTTCCGGCTGCTGCTTTCTTTCTGTTGTCATCAGCGAGCTTAGCAAGAAGTTCTGCAGGTTCTTTTGATTGGGCCGAGGTAGTTTTAAACTGACGCAGCACGCCCATTAGGTCGGCAATTACGCTGTCATTTGTCATTGTATCAATAATGGAATTGTTCACTCCATCAAGCATTAGACCAATAAGCGAGAGTTTCTCGTCAAACTTAGCCGCCCCAGCACGCTCTTTTATCTCAGGAGAAGCTTTTCCCGAAAGAATATCCTCTACCTGATAATCACTTCTGTACTTATTGAACAGCTCGTAGTATCCGGCAAAATCAGCAGCGATTTTAGGATTCTGGAGATACTGCGAAATAAGCTTCTTATCAATCTTTCCAAGTTAAAAGAGGGGATAAAGAAGAGCGGTGTTCCGGATACGGTCGTTATTGATAACGGATCGACCTTTGATGCACCAAAATGCTCAGAAACCGTTACCACTTCAAAGAAAGAATTTTCTAATCCAAGCTGGACTATTGCTCCCCGATTGGCGATAGACGAACACGGAATCAGTTTAAGCGGAGTTTACTTACCTGGCACTACCCGATTTTCACTCAAAGACAGCGGAGATCTGGACGGAACATTTATACTTGACATTGAAACCGATGTTGTATTGGCGACCGCTCCGGTTGAGAAAACGGTCGCAGAACACGAAAACCCGGTCGCCAAGAAAAAGGCTCCGCAGGAGGAAAATGCGGAGTCGGTGATAGACTATATTTCTGGTTTCGATTTTGAAATGTCCGCTAAAATTCAGTCGTCTGTATCTGACCTGCTTTCTAAAACCCGATCCAAGCATTCGTGACTCTGCATATCCATTTCTCCAATGTCAATTCCGCTTTCAAGCAGTTTTTCATGTAGTTGGTCATGATAGCACTGTATGGCAGAAATAATCATCTGATTTACAATTGAAAGTCCATATTCAGATGCTAAAGGAGAATGCCTCATTATTTTAATGTCATCAATGCTTATTTTGTCTTTAGACTTAGTTTTCTCAGTAGCTAACTGTTCAGCAGCTAACAAAGAACTTACCATTATCCCGGTTCCTTTGATTTGCATTATATCCTCGATTCTTTCCTCCATGGAACATTATACCACAAACAGCCGAAACAAGCAAGCACGGAATGTGCCTGCTTGTCCGCAGGGACTGACCGCCCTGCGCTGATGATGGCAGGTCGGAGCATAAAAAAATAGAGCCTCGGCAGAAACGACTACTCTTTGCACGGAATATCATTTCTGTTGAACGCAAGGCTCCGTCTAAAGTATATCAGAGCATTAAGCTTTTGTCAAGTAAAATTCTTACAGAAAGGAGAGATCACTTTGACTTACCTATCAACGGCAGAGGTCGCAGAGATTAAAGGCTGTACCCCACAGTATGTGCGCCGGCTTGTCCAGAACGGCAAGATAATTGGCGAAACAAAGGACAACGCCGCGAACAATCGCACCGAATACATAATCCCTCTGACAGCACTGCCGCAGGACTTACAGCTGAAATGGGAAAATCAGCAGCGCCGCTCGCTGGGCTTGGAGCCGGTTAAAAAGGCGGTTAAAGCGTCTTTAAAGACAGAACGCCTTACCCTGGACGATCTTACGGATAAGCAGCGCAGCGAGCTGTATCTCTGGACAGGGATAATCAAGGACTGGCTCACTATCCGGGACAGCTACGAGCAGTACAGCAAGGGCGAGATCGACGAGATGTACGTCCAGGCGGCGCGGCTGAAATACCCCGACCTTGAAATAAGCACGGATATTCTTTACCGCAGGCTGAAAGCCTACCGGAACTCGGACATTTCCGGGCTTATCGACAAGAGGGGCGGCAGCAACAAGGGAACGACGGTCGTTCCGGAGTTCATGCTGAACGCGTTCAGCCGGTTCTACCTCGACCAGCAATGCCTGCCTATAACGAGCTGCTACAAATTCACCCGGGACTGGGTGCAGGAGCATTACCCGGAAAGCCTGCCGGATATGCCGTCGGAGCGCACGTTCCGCCGCAGAGCCGAAGATATTCCGTATGCGGTGCGAATGTACTTCCGCAACGGCGACAAGGCATTCTCCGACAAGTGTCTGCCGTATGTCGAGCGACTTTACGATGATCTCCACGCTAACGACGTCTGGATAGCGGATAACCACACTTTCGATTTCTTTACCGCAGGAAAGGACGGCAAGGTTCGCCGCCTGTACCTCACAGCGTTCCTGGACGCCAAGTCCGGCGCTATGATGGGCTGGAACCTGACTTACGCGCCCTCCGGCGACAGCACGCTGCTGGCGCTCCGGCATGGGATATTGAGGTGCGGAGTTCCGAAAGCGGTCTACTTTGATAACGGTTCAGAGTTCCTTGTAAGCGACATCGGCGGTCGAGGACACCGCCGGAAGAAAGACTGGAACAAGGATCCTCTGCCGCCGAACATCTTGCAGTTTCTCGGAATTGAAATGCACAACGCTATTGTCCGGAACGCTAAGGCAAAGCCCATCGAGCGCACGTTCTGCACTTTCAAGAATCAGTTTTCACGCTGTATTCCCACATTCTGCGGCGGCACGATACTGGAACGCCCGGAAAGCCTGAAATACAAGCTGAAGCACGGCATAATCCCGGAGGAAGAGCAGATACGGATAGCGTTGGATTCCTACATCGACGGCTGCTTCAACGCCGCTCCATACGGCGGCAAGGAACGCCGCTATAAGGGCATGAGGCGGTTCGAGGTCTGGAACAGCAGCATACAGGAAACCGTATTCCGCACAGCGGACGAAGCAAACCTCTCAATGCTGCTGAAGCGCGTCAGCAAGCCGCAGGCGGTCAACCGCAACGGCGTGTACATCAATTTCGCCGGAGAAAAGCTGTGGTACCGCGGCGCAGACACCGTGCTGCACATCGGCGAAAAGGTGTATGTGCGCTACGACCCGGCGGATCTCCGCAGCGTGCGCGTGTATGACATGGCTACGGACAAGTACCTCTGGACGTGGGATCTGGACGACGACCTCCTCGTTGACTACCTTACCAACCACCGCGAAGATATCGCCACCGCCGAGAAGCAGATCGCCGAGAGCAAGAAGCTCGTCCGGGAATACGGTCGCGGAATCCTTGACAGTGTGGACGCAGACAAGCGTATCGACAACTTCGCCGCAATGGTCAAAAACTCCGTTGAGGGCAGCAAGGACATGGTATTCAAGAAGCCTGCGAAATTCGTTCCGGTATTTTCCGAAGAAAAGCTGGAGAAATCCCCGGCGCTTGGGGATATCAGCGAGATCTCCGTCAACATTGATATTCTGGATAAGTTAAACGCAGCGGCAGCGAGCCGCAGAAAGGACTGACATCATGGCAGAACAGAAAGTGATAAGGGAGCTCACGCCGAAGCAGCGTGAAGCCCTGGAAAAGATAGCGGCAACCGCCGCAGAACTGGGAATCTCCGAATCAAAACTCTGCGAACGTATAGGAATCACCGGCTCGGCGCTGTCGCAGATACGCAAGGGGTATTACGCCGGCAACTGGGATAACCAGTTTGAGAAGATCTACTCCTACTTCGAAAATAAGGAGGCAGCGTCCGAAACCTACACCGAGGTCGAGTACGCTCCGACTTCCATCTCCACGCTGGTATACAAGACTGTGCGGAACACTCAGCTCAAGGGCGGATTTGCCTTTGTGACCGGCGATGCCGGGGTCGGCAAGACCAAGGCGCTCCACAAGTACATAGAGGATCACCCGCACGACAGCGTGATGATAACTATAAGCTCCTGCACCAAGAGCACAAAGGCAGTACTCAAGCTGCTGGCTCTGAGCCTGGGTGTGCCGGTGACACAGTCCCGGGACGACCTGTGGATGAGCATTGCCGCGAAGCTCCACGACGGAATGGTCGTTGCAGTGGACGAAGCGCAGCTACTCACTTACGGCAGCATTGAAACGCTCCGATCATTCGCGGACTTTTTCGCGGAGCGCCGCCAGACCCTCGGCGTTGTCCTGGTCGGAAACCAGGGAATCCGGGAAAAGATAGAGGGAAAGTCCCGGGAACAGTACCGCCAGGTCGCGAACCGCGCATGGCAGCGTCAGCAGATAAGCACCGGAGATGTACAGCAGGAGGACATCAAAATGCTGTTCCCGGTGCTGGAGGGCAAGGAGCAGGAGCTGACGCTGCTCTACAAGGTAGCCCAGACCGCCGAGGGAATCCGCGGCGCAGTCCGGCTGTTCGGGAACGCCTTTGATTCCGGTAGCTACGACTTCTCCGGAATCGTCCGCATGGCTAAGATGATGCACCTTGACCTCAAGGGCGCGGAAAAGGTGGTGCGGTCATGAAGCACGGAAAGAATCCCACACGCCGTCAGAGGGAGTATATAGCTTCCCTGCTGTGGCTCAATCCCGACAACTGGCTCGTCTGCAAGGACACCCCGGACGAGCTTGTCTTAGAACACAAGTACAGCGGACATATTAAGGTGATAAGAAAGGAGCTTTTCAGATGAAATACGAATACGGGCTTGCATTCTTCTGCGGCGTGGTAGTCATGGCGCTTGCGAATGCGCTTTCGCTGGGGCTTCTGCCCTGCCGGGCGCTGGCTGTGATATTCCTGCTGGTTGCCCTGGCAGCCGTCGCGGTTTCCGGGTACCTGTTCGGGCGGAGGAGCTGCCGGAAGCTGGTGCAGTGCCGCTCATACAATGAGGGCGTTCGCAAGGGACTGGCGATCGGACGGGCTGAACGGCAGTCGGAGATACAGAGGTTCCTGGAGAATGAATGAAGAGGAATTGCTGATTGGATTTTTGAAACTGTACCTTGACGGGCTGGATAAAGTGAGCAAGTACGACGCTGTGAGGGTTGGAATTGAAATACTGCTTTCCGAAAAGGTATTTCGGGACAGTGAAGAATTGTCGCTTGTACTAAGTGTCGAATCAAGAATCAAAATCAGCGCCGAACGATTACAAGGCATGGCTGCTGGCAGGGTCATTTATATGCACCCTGCCATACCAGCTAAATAAACGGGGTTTTGCCCCGCCTTAATGCGGCTCCTTAACGGAACGGTTGCAAGCCCGTGTAAACGCAGAGCAAGGAAAAATATAAGGAGGATTTTTATGAACATTGAAATGGAATGGGGTGACTGCCATGACGGACGAACAGTGGAAAGAGATTGAAAAGAAGCTGGTTCCGCCTTTCGGTAGAGTTGAACTCGAAATTGACGGCTACAAGGTTGCTATCGTTGCACAGTTGGTTGAAAAAATGAAGTTTAGCTTTGTGGTGTATGTCAATGGTTTTATCAGAACCGAATGGTCGATAAAGGATTGTGAAATCCGCCGCCGCTTCTATTATGAATCAAAGAGGTCTATGCTGAAAAAATCCGAGGAAGCCAAAATTAAAAAGATGAGGAAATCAGTCCGGGAAGAAATCATGAAATCAGCACAATACTCGGTGTACCTTCCGTACTGGGGCAGTTTCTCCCGGCTTAAGGCTCATCTTATAAAGAACAATAAGTCCATTGAGTTAGTGAAATATGAATAATCTTTCGGGGGCTAAGTCCCCCTCCTTAATGCGGCTTCCGGTAGCGGAAACGGTTGCAAGCCCGTGCGAACGCAGAGCAGGGATAACGCCAGTCACACTGGCAGAAAGGAGAGTGATTGCATGAAATTCAAGATTTACGACTATGAGAACGACCGTTCGTTGGATATCGAGCTGACCGCTTTTCAGTGGAAGGAGCTTCAGGCTTTTTTGAAAGAACTGAAGAATCCACCTGCCCAGGACTACAAGGCAGTGCTGGACTGCTTCAACCGTATCTGCACCGGGCTTCCTCCGGCGACCCGGCTGACGGATAAGCGCAAACGCGCCATCATCAAAGCCCAGAAAGACGGCTACGATCTGGAACAGGTGTTCCGCACTGCCGCCCAGAGCTCGTTCCTCCGGGGACGGAATGACCGAAAGTGGCGTGCAAGCTTCGACTGGATAATGCAGCCGGGCAACCTCGTCAAAGTAGCCGAGGGGCAGTATTCAGACAGCATTCCGACTCCAGTCCCGGCAGCGCCGATGTCCGGCAATCCGTTTGACAACTATGGACAGGATTAACGGAGCGGAATTTGTGAAATCCCTTGCGGCAATACATATTCAGAACGATCCGCCGGTGGTGGGCGATTTCATGGACGAGGACGGACTGCTCCACTGCGGAAAATGCGGCGGAAAGAAGCGCAGCCGCATTGAAGTCAGCGGCGAAGAGATCATCGTGCCGGTTCCCTGCGAGTGCAGGCTCCGAAAGATCGAGGACGAGAAAAAGCAGACTGCGGCAACTCTGGCTGCTATGCGTTCCACGGAACTGCGGCGGCTGTCGCTGATGGATTCCACCCTGGCAGCGGTAAGATTTTCGGGCGCCGACCAGTCCGGGGATAATGCCCGGAGCATGGAGATGTGCCGCAGATACGCCGGGAAATTCGGGCAAATGCGCCGGGATAACCGTGGACTGCTGCTGTTCGGCGGCGTCGGCACCGGAAAGACTTACACAGCAGCATGCATTGCCAATGAGCTGCTGCCGCAGGGAATCCCGGTCGTCATGACGTCGCTGGTGAAACTCATCGACGGAGGCGCCAACGAATTATGCAGCCGCATGGCGGCAATAGACCTGCTTATCCTGGACGATCTCGGAGCCGAACGCTCCACGGATTACGCCCTGGAGCAGATCTACAATATCGTAGACAGCCGTTACAGAGTGGGGCTTCCGGTGATTTACACCACAAATCTCACGCTTGAGGAGCTGAAGCACCCGTCAGATCTGCGGTACGCCCGTATATACGACCGTATCCTGGAGCGGTGCTTCCCGGTGGAGTTCCGTGGGAATTCTCGCCGCAAAGCCGGAGCATGGCAGGGATTTGAGGACATGCAGGCGTTGTTAGGGGGTGATGACAATGACTAAGACGGACTGCGCCAACTACAACCACGGCAAAGACCGCTGCAACCTGCTCATGGAGCTGGTATGCGAGCAGAAATGCCGGTGCACGTTCTTCTGCACCTACGCCCAGAGGGAGCTTTCCGACCGGAATCATGATGAACTGCTGCGGAGCAAGCCGGAAGAAATCCAGGACAGGGCGGCGCTGCTGTATTACGGCGGAAAGAAGCCCTGGAACAAGTAATTAAACATCGTTAAAGGAGGATTTAAATGAAAAAGTACAAAGTACTTACCAAGTCCCGTGGGCTGACGATACCCAGGGACATGGCGGCGCACCTCGACATTGACGCCGGAACTGCGGTAGACCTTACAGCCTCGGCTGACGGGAAGCTCATCATCACCAGGCACATCGACACCTGTCGGTTCTGCGGCGGCGCGGAAAAGGTGAAGCGGTTCGGCGACATCTACTGCTGTCCCCTGTGCGCTACAAAGCTGTATCAGGAGGTAACGGCAAATGAGTGATATCGTTGAGAAAGTCCGGGAGCTCAGCCAGATCAAGGCAGACATCGCCAGGCTGACAGACCGGAAGAAACAGCTTGAAGCTTACTTCCTGGAACGCGGTGGAGATGATGTCCTGGACACCAAGTTCAAGTCCACGGTGTACGCCGATCCGGATTCCCAGGCGGCAGTTACCTACACCGAGGCGCAGGCGCTGACAATAGTGTATCCGAATTACCTTAAAGAAACACTGGGAGCGATGTTCCCGGATATCTTTGAGGAAGCCGTCAAGACCGAAGTCAAGCCGAAGAGCAAGGACATAGAGCGCATGCTCATCGGCATGTATACCGGGAATTACACCAGGTCAACGCCGGAGGAGATAATCGCGGAGCTTCCCTGCGACGACAAGGCAAAGGCGGCGCTTGCGAAGAAGCTCAAGGGCGCGAAGTTTGAAACCGACCGGGACAATCTCATGAAGATCGGTGGATTTTCGGAGCAGGACGCAGGAGATTACGCCTACCTGTACGCGGAGGCGGTGGTCTGGCAGACGTTCCGGCGCATTGCGGAGATGTCCGGTGCGGACGATGCGCGGCTGCTCCGCTGCATAGATCTCGGCGTTGCGGTGGATAGCTCCACCAAGATCACGGTGACCTGATGGCTACCAAGGAACAGATCCGGCGGATATATGCCCTCGGCGCTGCCGCCGGACTGCTCGACAGGAGCGCCGGGAACGACGACAACCTCCACCTGTGGATAAAGCAACTCTCGCTTAAAGACCACATCTCGGAACTGACTGAGCAGCAGGCAGAATTCATAATCAAGCACCTGGAGGAATATCGCTCACAGGTCGCACCGAAACCGGAGCTCGTTACCGAGGAGCAGAAAAGCATGTGCTTCAAGCTGATGTACCGTATAGCGGATATTTCCCCGTCGGAGATCAAGCCACGGGAACGGCTCCGGGGCGTTGTAGCCAAAGTGACCGGCAGGGATATCTGCCCGAACGGAGATATCTTCCACCGCGTCACCCGGGCGGAGGGATCGCAGATAATCGAAATGCTCAAGCGGATACTCCGCTCGGAGCAGAACAAGCTGAAAAGGAGCAGTAAAAATGGGACTGGCAATGCTGATAAAGAAGAGCCACCTTAATGCGGATCAGCAGGAGGTGGCGGATATCATCGGGCTGGAGAACTACCAGGCGCTCATAGACATGTATGGCGGTGACAGGCTGTACATACCGAAAGCCCGGAGCATAGTTCCGGCAGCGGAACTGGCTTATGAAATACGCCGCAGGCGACAGAACGGATACAGCAACGAGCAGATAGCACGGGATCTTGAGATCCCTGCTGCGGATATCCGCAAAATCAAATAATCAATCCCCCGGTTTTGCCGGGGGATTTTTCCGTTATTTCGTGGAGTTATATAATGGTGTACAAAATACATTTTTAATAGTATAATAGGACAAGATAAAAACTAACATTGATAAGAGGTGATACTGTGGACTTCGACGCTATCTATAATATGATACTTACCATTGGAATGGGTGCGATAACATTCTTCTTGAAGCGCAGCTTTGACAAACTGGATAGCCGGGCAAGCTTGTCGGATGTCGAGGAACTTAAAAACAAGCTTGGCAGCCGTGCAAGCCGCTCCGATGTCGAGGAGCTCAAGGACAAACTCGAGAGCGCCGACGAGAAGTATGCCAGCAAATCCGAGCTTAACGAACTGAAAAAATCCATCGAGAAAATCGAGAACAACATTGATTTCCTCAAGGAAAACACCGTGCGTAATGCAGATTTTATACGCACTATGAGCCGGCTGGAAAACAAAATCGACGACTTGAAAAAGGGGTGATATAGATGGACATGGAAAGAGTACGCCGTGAAAAATTCTGCGATAACAACGCCCGGGTGCTTCGGGCTATAAACGCCCTGCGGACTAGATACGTCCATATCCGCGATCTGGAATACGGACTGGGAGCCGAAATGACGGAATCCGAGATAGCCGATTGCGTGAATTATCTGAACGAGGGAGGATACATCAAACTCCGTGATCTGGAGTTCCATAACGAGGTTCTTGACCTGGCTGACGCCGAGCTGCACAGCCTGGAAGCCAAGCTGACCGCCAAGGGCATTGCGTTCCTCAATGGCAAGATTTCTGACCCGTGCATAAGGCGGTGAGTTCATGAAGCGTAAGCACAGCAAGATCGACAAGCTGCCGGCTGACATCAAGGAAGCCGTTGAGCAGATGATCCTCGGGGACTACACCTACCGCGACGTCTGCGACTTTGTCAGGGATACCGCGAACGTCACGCTTTCCGAAGCGGCGGTCTGCAGGTACGCCCAGGGGCTGAACGCTAGCGTGCAGGAGATAAGGCTCGCAAGCGAAAATATGCGTGCTCTGACCGAGGAAATGCAGAAGTTTCCTCAGCTCGACACAACCGAGGGAATCGCCCGGCTGATATCCCACAAGGTGCTCCAGGCAGTCCAGCAGATGGACGAGATCGCGCTGAAGGAAGCCGACCCTCTCAAGCTTATCGAGAAGGCAACGGCGCTGATCAGAGCGGTAAGCCTGAAAAACTCCACGGATATCAAGACGGCGAACCTCAAGAATGTGGCGTTCGAAAGCTTCAAGGAAGATATCTTCGACGCCATGGCAAAGGAGAACCCGGAGCTGTACCAGGCAATGGTGCAGTTCATCAACAGCAAATCGCAGGAGGAATAATGTACGTTATATATTGTAACTCCGGCAAGGAGATGTCGGTAGTCCGGCAGCTTGCCGAGAAGAATATCCGGGCGTATGCGCCCCGGCGCCTGGTGATGGAACGTCACTTCGGCAGATGGGTGCGCCGGGAAATATTCCTGTTCAGCGGATATGCGTTCCTGGACGAGGAGCTGACGCCGGACACCTGGCAGGCAGTCAAAGCCTGCTATGGTACGCTGCGGATACTCAGCCGCTCGCAGCTTAGCCCCACCGAGGAAGAATACATACGCTTCCTCTGCAACGACGGACACGCGCTTGGAATGAGCCGCGGATACGTCGCCGGAGGCGCGCTGCACATCACTGACGGCTTCCTGCGGCGCTTTGAGCACAAGATAATCAGATACAACAAACGTGGCAAACGTGCCACGGCGGACGTCACGATCTACGGCAGACACTACGAGATAACCCTCGGCTGCGAGATCGAAAGTCAGCCAGCGGTTCCGTCGATCAGCTCCGGAACGGCGAAATATATCCTCTGAGATCTGCGGAACATGATTCCGGACGGACAGGGCGAAGCATACCCCGAAAAATCGCCTGTAAGCGCCTTATGCTTTTCAGAGGGTAATTTCCCTACCCCGAAGCAATGCGCGGATTTAAACGCAATTTAAGCGCGATTAAACGTATGAAAGAAAGGTGACAGCATGAGCAAGAAGAAAAAGAGCATAGCAGCCCTCGGTGCTGCCATCGCAGAACGCGAAAAAAACAGTACAGACCAGACCTCCGCAGTGCAGCAGCTTGTGGAGGCTTACTTATCCACAAACAACGAAGCCAAACGCGCAAAGAAGATCGCCGAGATAAAGTCCCGGTGCGGCGGCTTGAATGAACTGCTGAACCAGAACAGCGAGCTGCTGACCGCCGAGGTGGAGCAGGCGCTCCTCCGGGCGGCTACGGGATATACCGTTACCGAGCACACTATTAAATATGTGAACGGCGTTAAGACCACTGAAACACGGGAGCGACACATTCCTCCGTCACAGACGGCTATTGAGTTCTACCTTATTAATAAAAAGGGCGAGGATTACAGTCGGAACGGCGGCGGTTCAGGCAATGCGGACGGCGCTCTGGCGGATATTCTGGAGGCGCTGAAAAATGGGTAAAGTAGCATTCACGAAAAAGCAGAACGACCTCATGCGGCTGTTCAAGCAGCAGCGGCTTCCCCGTCTGACCGTGCTCCAGGGTTCGGTGCGTTCCGGAAAGACCTGGATCTCGCTGATACTGTGGGCGCTGTGGGTGGCTTCGCGCCCACGGGAATATCTGTACATGATGTCCGCAAAGTCGCTCCAGACCCTCAAGCGCAACTGCCTGCTACCGCTTCAGGAGCTTATCGGCGAAAGAAACTTCACATTCTCGCTCTCCGCAAAGGAGGGCATTCTTTTTGGCAGGAAGATAATGCTGGAGGGTGCGAACGACGCACGTTCCGAGAATAAAATCCGAGGCATCACGCTCGGCGGCGCTTACTGCGACGAGCTTACGCTGTTCCCGGAGGACTTCTTCACCATGCTGCTGTCACGACTTTCAGCGCCGGGCGCAAAGCTGTTCGCGACCACAAATCCGGACGTCCCCACGCACTGGCTCAAGAAAAAGTACCTCGATAATGAGAAGCTTGCAGACGACCTGCTGAACATCTTTTTCAGCATTGACGATAATACAACGCTTCCTGCGGAATATGTCGCCAGTCTGAAAAAAGAGTACACCGGCGTATTCTACGATCGTTTCATTCTCGGAAAGTGGGTAGTCGCTGCCGGCGCAATTTACCGTGTGTTCTCGGATAATATCCCAGCGTTCGCAGCGCCGGATCCGCTTCCCCGGCTGGATATTATCAATGTCGGCGTGGACTGGGGCGGCAACGGCTCGGCTCATGCGATGGTCGCCACGGGCATGACCTCAGATTACGGGAAGCTCATCGCCCTGCGGAGCGAACGAGTACCTGCAACCGGACTGACTCCGCAGCAGATCTACAAGCGCATATACGAGTTCTGCGAAGGGATCCTCCGGGATTACGGCAAAATCGAGGATATCTACGCCGACAGCGCCGAGCAGACGCTTATCGCCGGGCTGAGGGAATATATAGACCCTCTTGACCTGACGGTGAAAAATGCCCGAAAGCGTCCGATAATCGACCGTATCCGTGCGACGACCATGCTCATGGGCGGCGAACGGTTTCTGCTGACCTCGGACTGCGAAACTCTCCGGGAAGCGTTCCAGGGCGCAGTGTACGACGACAGGGTGATCGGCGAGGACGTCCGCTTGGATAATGGTACCTCGGATATTGATACGCTGGACGCATTTGAGTACAGCTTCGAGCGGTACATTCCGCGGCTTATCAGGAGGGATTAATGAGTATTTTAAACACGCTTAAAGGCTTATTTAAAGGGAAAGGAGGAGCAACTGTGGACGACTTTAATATTACAGATTCGGCGGTAAGTTCGACCATGCGTTCCGCGACTTCCCTCTGGTGGGACGCGTTTCAGGGGCAGCTCCCGTTCGCGCTGACCCACAAAAATTTCAAGCCGCTACCGACGGCGTACATGTCTACCGCGTATCTGGCGCAGCTCGTCACCGGCGAAATCAAGTTCGAAATCGCGGACGAGGAGCTCAACAGGCACGTCCAGAAGAATCTCCTGCCGAACCTTGACAGGATAACGCAGCTGACCCTTGTGGGCGGATTCACAGTGATAAAGCCGTATTTCGTGCAGTCCGGGGAGATGTTCTTTGATTTTGGCACCAGCCGGGACTTCCTGCCGCTGGCTCTGGACGAAAACGGGCACGTCACCGAGGGCGTATTTTTCGAGCGTATCCGGTACAAGGGCAAGGTCTACGAGCGCCGGGAGCACCACATATTCCGGGACGGCGTACATACCGTCCGGAATACAGCGTATATCTACGGCACCAGACGCACCGTGGAACTTTCCGAGGTTCCGAAGTGGGCTGTGCTGCTTCCGGAGGGGCGTATTCCCTCGGATATTCCGATGATAGCAACATTCCGCACACCGTATGCGAACAACATAGATCTCGACAGCGAACTTCCGGTGAGCGTTTTTGCAAATTCCCTCGGCACGCTCCACGAAATAGACGTGGCACATTCCGAGTACCACGCAGAATTCAAGAAGATGTCGGCGAAAGTCTTTGCGGACAAGACTGTCCTCCGTGGTAATGAGGGCATTCCGGACGATTATTTCATCAGCATGAACGGCGACGGCGCTGCTGCCATTGAACAGCAGATAATGGCTTACGCTCCGCAGATTCGCGAAACAGAGCACGCCGCCCGGATAAACAAGGAACTGCGCTTCTTTGAAACGCAGATAGGAGTAAGTTCCGGAACGTTCTCGTTCGACACGCAGAAAGGGCTTGTCACGGCAACGCAGGTGCTGTCTGAGGACAGGACTACATACAACACGGTCTGCCAGATACAGCGGCAGCTTCGCCCGGTGCTCCAGTCGCTCAGTCAGATCATAGTCACACTGGCGCGGTTCTACGGCGTGGAGTGCGAGGACGGCGAGTGTGCGATAGAGTTCGGCGACAGTGTGTTTGAGGATACCGGCACCGAATTCAACCGCCGCTTCCAGATGGTTCAGTCGGGAATGCTCAGGGCTGAGGATTTCCTTGCGTGGTACTTCGGCGTTCCGCTGGAAAGAGCACGGGAGATGTTGCCGCCAATGACAGAAGCTTTTGGTCAGATTTAGACAACGAAACGGCAGCAAGCTGCCGAACGTTGTTGCTAAACTGCATCATTTTTGTTTCGGTGACAGTCGTCACCGATTTTCTGACGAAAACCACAAAAATGACGGGTAAGAAAGGAGAGTTAAATGCTGACGCCCGAACAGCTCCAGAACCTGCCGCAGGATCTCACAGATCTGTACGAACAGCTTTCCGAATTTATCCTGCGTGACATAGCCCGGCGCATTGTAAAGGGCGCGGAGATCACCGACACGGCGGAATATCAGCTGTACCGGGCGCGTTCCCTGGGGCTTTCCACGGACGAGATCGCCGCGAAAATTGCCGAGATAAACGGCAGTTCCGCTGCAGAGGTCAACCGAATTATTCGGGAGGCTGCGGCGCAGTCTGACGAGTTCGACCGGAAAATGCTCGGCGCTGATAATGGCACGGCTGTCCCTCTGGAGGAGAATAAGCAGCTGCAGAAGCTGATATCTGCGCAAATCAAGGAAACCGCCGGGAAATGCGAGAACCTCACAAACACGATGGGCTTCGCCGACCACGACTTCCTGGGGCGCGTGTACTACCTGTCCATGACGGATATGTACCGCCGGGAAATGGACTCCGCGCACATGAAAGTCGTGACCGGAACTACGGACTACATGACTGCGATCCGGCAGGCTTGCAATAAGCTTGCGGCAAGCGGCGTTCGCACGATAGATTACGAATCCGGTCGCTCTGACCGTATCGAGGTCGCAGCACGGAGGGCGCTGCTTACAAGCGTGGCGCATGTCACGCACCGGATATCCGAGGAGAACGGCGAGGAGTTCGGCGCGGACGGCTGGGAGATGTCGGCGCATTCCGGTTCCCGACCGTCCCATGCTGTGTACCAGGGGCGGCAGTACACGCAGGAGCAGTATGAGAGGATAATCAAGCCGCTCATCAGCGAGCCGAACTGCCGCCATGATGTGTTCCCGATAATCCTCGGCGTGTCCGAACCGGTCTACACCGAGGAGGAACTCCAGAACATAGACCAGCCGCCTTTCACCTATGAGGGGCGGAAGTACACTGCTTATGAGGCTTCTCAGCAGATGAGGAAGATGGAGCGGGCTATGCGCAAGCAGAAAGACCGCTGCATTGTCGCCGACGCTGCCGGGGACGAGGAAAGTTTCACCGCTGCGAGCATTAAGCTCCGGCGGCAGAAAGACATCTACGAGGATTTCTGCAAGGCTGCGGACAGCTACACGCAGTATGAGCGGACTTACGTTGCCGGGTATAACCGCCGGCTTGCAGGTAAGACAGGGGCGGTCACCAGACGGCAGAGGGAGTTTGAAAAGGCGCAGCTTAAGCTTGACAATTCCATAGAAAGCTCGTATAATTATATGGGAACAGAACACTTGTTCGCTTCTCATTATTCTGACGGCAAGCTAGATTTGAAATCCGCACGGCGAGAATATGATACATTCCTCAACAGCGATGTCCCTAAAAATCACATGAAACTACTGAAGCAATTCAGTTATGGTGCAAAGTATATTGAAACTGATATGGAAGATATTACGATGGGTTATTCGCCAAAGGCTGATGCATTTGTATTTAATCCTGCAAATCCCCAGCTTGCCAATTACGATCTTAATATGAGCCTTACCCATGAGATAGCTCATAGGATAGATAACAAGATGTTCAAATCAGATAGGCGGCAGGCGTTCACGGAAGCAATTTCAAAATACGGAGATACATTGGACAGCAAATCTGTTGCTGAAATAATAAATGGTTCTGATACTCTGTCCCGAAATGCCCCTCTTCAGGATATTATGAGTGCTGTGACTGGCGGACATATTCCGTTGGCGGCTGGACATGAACCTGATTATTGGAACAGGCAGGGTAAAAAGCAGAAAGAGATTTTTGCCAATATATTTACGCTTGAATGCTTCAATGATGCAGAAGCTCTTGATTTTGTAAAGGAAACGCTTCCTGACGTTTATAATTCTTACATAGCAATGACAGCTAAAAAACTTGGGAGGAATACAGATGGTATTACCAGTAACTGATTTAAAGGTTATTTCTAAAGTCGAAACCAGAAAACTCATTATGCAGTATTACTATAAATTTGGCAAAGCTGCTCCTCCCTATAATCCTGAATCTTACGGAACTGCTGAAGCCTATGTTGAAAAGCTGAAGCAGTGGGTACAGGCAGATAAGCCTGTTTCATGAACAACAATCCGCACTCCCAGCAATGGGGGTGCAATTTTATACCCATTTTACGAAAGGAGCACCCATGACCCCACACGACAGATACTGCAAGACCAGGCGTGCAGCGGTGGTCGCAGACGCACGCCGAAAGCGGCAGCGCTGCATGCCCCGTGACGCGCCCAGAATGATCTGCGGCGAAATACCACAGATAACTTGCACCCTCCATGAGGGCGCTTTTTTATACTCAATTTTAAGGAGGATTTTTAAATGGATAAGTTAAAGGCACTCCTGCAGAAGCTTGGAATCGAGCTTACCGCAGACCAGACAAAGCAGATCGAAGAGGTAATGAGCAAGGAGTTCATTTCCGCCGCCGACGCTGCCGCAGACAAGACCAGGCTGGAGGAACTGACGAAGCAGCTTGCCGCCCGGGATAAGGACCTTGAGAAGCTCAAGGCGGACAACAAGTCCGAGGAGCTCCAGAAGCAGCTCGACGAGCTGAACGCCAAGTACAAGCAGGACACCGACGATCTCAACGCCAAGCTGACCGCTCAGCAGGCGGACTTTGCTGCAGAGAAGCTGTTCGGCGGCTATAAGTTCGCAAGCGAGCGTGTCAAGAGTTCCGTCCTGGCAGAGTTCAAGAGCAAGGGCTTCAAGCTGGAGAACGGCGAGTTCGTCGGCGGCAAGGAGTATCTGGAGGGGCTGAAGCAGTCCGAACCGGATTCATTCGCCCACGATCAGAAGCCCGGACTGTTCATGGGCAGTACCCAGAACAACGTCAGCGCCGACGCAAACAACCTCGAAAGCCAGATCTACACTGGCTTCGGCTTAAAGAAGTAAGGAGGATACCACAATGGCAATCAACACAATTGAAGCAGCAAAGATATTCCAGACCGCCCTCGATCAGCAGGTTCTTGAGGAAGCGACCACCGGCTGGATGGAGGACAACGCAGGGCAGGTAAAGTATTCCGGAGGTGCTGTGGCAATGATACCGAAAGTGTCGATGAGCGGTCTGGGAAACTATGACCGTAATTCCGGATATACTCAGGGAGCAATTTCGCTGACATACGAAGCCAAAACTATGACTATGGACAGAGACAGTAAGTTCCTGCTTGATAAGATGGACGTGGACGAAACCAACTTCGTTTTAAGCGCCTCCACCCTCATGAGCGAGTTCCAGCGCACACAGGTGATCCCGGAGGTGGACGCCTACCGCTACAGCAAGATCTATTCTCTTGCAAAGGACAATTACGGCAGGACTTATACTCCGGCGGAAAGCACGATCCTGTCCACGCTTTCCAAGGACATCACTGCAGTACGGGACAAGGCTGGGAACGGTGTGCAGCTTGTGATCATCGTGCCGACACCCGTGTATGATATGCTTTGCAACAACGACAAAATTTCCAAGCATATCAATGCAGGCGACTTCAAGCAGGGTGCGCTTGATCTCCGAATCCAGACGTTCAACGGCATTCCTATTATTTCTGTGCCCTCTGAAAGAATGAAAACCGCTTACATCTTCTATGACGGCAAGTCCAGTGGGCAGGAAGCAGGCGGCTTTGTTCCGGCTGAAGGCGCAACCCAGATAAACTGGATCATCTGTCCGAAGTCCGCACCGATAGCCGTTTCCAAGACCGACAACTTCAAGATCTTCGACCCGGAGGTAAACCAGACTGCAGACGCATGGCTTGTCGAGTTCCGCAAGTTCCACGACCTCTGGATAAAGGACAACGTCCTGCCCTCTATCCGCGTGTGCGCGGTTCCTGAAACATGAGTTACGCAGACTACGCTTACTATACCGACAGCTACGGCGGCAAGGCGATAAAGCAGGAGGACTTCCCACGGCTTGCCGCCAAAGCTTCCGCATACCTGGACAACATAACTTTCGGGCGCGCTGCCGAGAACGCTGACGATGAGCGGCTGAAAAACTGCTGCTGTGATCTTTGCGACAGCCTGCTGCTTACTGATGGCAGCGGCGGCATGGTGAAACAGTCCGAAAGCGTGGGGAGCTGGAGCTACACACTGGCGAGCAGTTCGGAGGGAACTTCCGAAGGTGTCATGGTTCGGGCGGTCTGCCGGGCGTGGCTTCCGGCAGAGTGGCTTTACAGAGGGGTGGCACGAGAATGATCTTTAGCGACACCATAACAGTCTACAACATAATTCCGCAGCAGGGGCGCTCTCCGGAGCAGCTCCGCCGCACGGTAGTCCACGGAGTATTCTGGGACAGTACCTTCGGAGCGGCGTTCGGCAAGTCCGGGAAGGACGACAGTGACAGCATTACGGTCATGATTCCGAATCTGCCTGCGCTTGTGCCGGCTGCAGAGTGGTTCCGGGACGGCTGCCCCGAAGATAGATTCACGCTTTCCCCCGGCGACATCATCGCCCGGGGCGAATGTGGCGATATCTCAAGTGCAGCGGAACTGGAACGGCAGCACACCGAAAAAATGATAATCACAGCGGTTCGCGACTGCCGGTTCGGTTCTGCAAGCTTGAGGCACTGGGAGGTGAGCGGAAAGTAAAAATTACTACCGACCGCGGAACATTATTCACTACCGCCAGCGGCAAATCAATTCTCCGCTGGAACAAGAACGCTCCGCCCACCGAGGAGAATTTCGACCAGCTGCAGAAATTCATCGACAACACAGTAGTCCGGCACATGGACGCATACGTCCCCATGCGCACCGGAATGCTGAAGAAGTCCGTTATCCTCGGTTCACGCATGGGCAGCGGCGAACTTGTATTCATCGCGCCGTATGCTCACAAGCGGTATTACAGCAAGAACGGGAAGCTTGTCGGGAAGCGCGGTTCAAGATGGTTTCACCGTATGTGGGAGGCGCGTAAGGATACCATTATCCGCGAAGTGAAGAATTATTCAAGGAGGCTGATGCCGTGAATTCCATAATGGACAGCGTATGCGAGTACCTTTCCGGGTGTCCGCTGCTTGATCCGAAGCTGCCGATCTACCTCGATTATGTGGACGATACGGACTGCTACTGTGTGGGGACGGTGCCGAATACGCCTTACCGCAAGGACGTCCTCGGCAACCGCATTTACACGGTGACTTTCCAGTTTGCATACCGCACGGCAATTGGCAGTGATGTGGAGCGTGGAAAGAATGTTGAATTTCTGGAGCAGTTCTGCCGCTGGATCGACGAGCAGAATGAGAAGCGCAGCTTCCCTGCTCTGGCGGCGAACCAGACCGGGCAGAGCCTGAAGGTCATTGAAACCAGCAATCTGGACGAGGTAGGCGAGGACGGAACCACGGGCATTTACATCACACAGTTACAATTTATATATAAGGAGAGATCAATATGATAACAGGAACAGGCGCAGTAGAGCGCGAACAGAGCATATTATTCGTGCAGCTTAACGGCGTATGGGAACCCATCGGCGAGGACAACGAGAGCCTGGAGCGCACACGCAACAACACGGTGACGCAGACGAAGAACGTCCTCGGCAGAACCAAGACCAAGATCACCAAGGGCAACCAGGTGACCTCCGTATCCCCGTACCTTATCGCTAAGGATTCCGCTCTTGCCAAGGAGCTGTACGAGATCGACAGGAAGGACAAGCAGCTTGACGAGGTCAAGTACCGCTTCATGGAGGTGTCTATCTTCGACCAGAAGGGCGATGAGAAGTTCGCGGCATGGACGCAGGAAGCCAAGATCGACCTCAAGAGCTGGGGCGGCGCTGCTGCTGATGGTCTGACTGCTCCGTTTGACGTCGTCTGGGAGGGAGACCGCACATACGGCATATATGACCGCGCTGCGAATACTTTCGCGCCCGATGATGGGATCGAAGAGCTGACAGTCGTATCCACCGCCGGATCCTCCGCGACGAGCACGATCCTGCTGGTAGCTCCGCAGCTGAGCACCGGTAATCATTATGTGTACAAGGGCGGCGCGTCTGCTCAGACAGTCACCGCCGGACAGGACGTCACAAGCTGGACTGTGCTTTCCCCTGGCACTGCAATAACGCTGACTGGCTCTCCGGCAACTATTACGGTTGTCGAGGCTGACGCCGCCGGAAAGGCAGTCAAGGCTGGCAGCGTGACGGCTGTGTACGGTAGCTAATAAAATACTAATGCCCTCGATAAAAGTATCGAGGGCATTACATTATTTAATCCAGAAAATATGCAGTTGCGTAGTCAATAGAATATGTAGTAAACTCATCAGGCGCATAAACATCAAACGAAACAGTTGTATTGGCTGGTATTTCTGAACAGTATGCTGAAGTAACATCAACATATCTGTTGTTCTGATAAAAAGAAATGTGAACCGATACTCCATATATCATTTGGTTAGCCGAATTTGTTATTTCACCTACTATATGTTTGCTGTAAGATGATTTTGTGATTTTATCATTTGATACGGAAATATACTTTTCTCCGATTTTAAGTTTGTAATCTCTCATTGCCCTTTCGTTCGAAATAGTGGTTGCAACATAGTCACTATCAGATGAGATGACATGATTGGATTGTGGAATTAAAAGAATGACCAGTATCGCAGCAGTAAACAGTAAGGTAAGTGCTTGAATGACAATTGATATTTTGTTTTTCATTGCATAAGGCTCCTTTCATTGTATTTATATTATAAATTAAACCTGCGGAAATGTCAATAGGAGGATAAGACATGAGTATGAAATTTTGCACCACAGAGGAAAAGCCGGTAGACATCGAAATCGTATCCGGCGGAGAAACACACCACATAAAATTTTACCCCACCGACCTTCTGACAAGAGAGCGCTTCTACCAGACTTACGAAAACCTGAAGAACTACAAGCTGAAGGAGATCGTCCCCACTGTGGACAAGAACGGCGTTTCCAGCGCCGAACTGGAGAACACAAAGGAGTTGCACCGCTTCACGGACTTCCTCGGTGAACAGATTGATGGCATATTCGGTGCCGGAACGGCGAAGCTGATCACTAACGGTCGCTGCAATCCTGTGGAACTTATCCGTTTTATGTGCGAAACGGCACACTACTTCACGCAGACCTCAAGCGACCTCATCAAGCATTACACCAACGCCATCGGGGACGGTGTGATGAAGTGAATTATCTCCTCGATAAGCTTCCGCATGCTGTCCTGATCGACGGCAAAGCGGTACCCATACACACGGATTTCCGGGTGTGCCTGCGCGTCGTTCAGGCGCTGGAGGACGAGCGGCTCATGGAGCACGAAAAGCTGACCGTGCTGCTGACTCTCCTTTACCCGGAACCTCCGGAAAACACAGCCCTTGCAATTGAGCAGGGGCTGAAATTTTTGAATCTGGGCGAGGATATGAATGCTAGCAAGACACACCCGGCAGCTGTCTACAGCCTGAACAAGGATTCAATCTATATTTATACGGCGTTTAAAAGCACTTTCAACATTGATTTAAACTCCGTTGAAAATCTTCACTGGTGGAAATTCCGCAGTCTTTTTGCCGACCTCGGCAAGGACTGCTTTTTTAATACACTGATCAGCCTGCGTTCGCGGCAGCGGACTGGTAAGCTCACGGACAGCGAAAAAGAATTCGTGCGGAGGAATCCGGAATTGCTATCCCTGTCCGAACCGAAGCAAAGCACCGCAGTGCAGGACTTTATCTCGAAAATAGGAAGGAGGAGCTAATATGTCACAGGCAGACGGATACGTCCGCATTGTCACCCAGAACGACACCGCCGAAGCACAGCGCTCCACGGAACAGCTCGGCGACACCATTCAGGAAGCGCTGGATACTTCCCCGGCGGACAAAATGACTGATGTGCTTCTGGATATCCAGAAATCCATTGAGCAGCTCGGCTCGACTATTTCCAGCTCTACCGATCAGATAGTTGACGCTTTTGGCGAGGTGGAAGATGGACTGGACGATACCAGCGACGCCGCTCTCAAGACTGGCGATATCATCAAGGCTAATCTGTTATCCGAAGCTATTACCAAAGGCATTCAGGCGCTTGGCAGTGCGCTTAAAAGTACAGCCAGCAACGCTCTGAACCTTGCATTAAGCAACGAAACCGCTTTTGCAAAGGCAAGCACCCTGCTCAAAGGCGATGATTTCACATCATATTATCAGGGGCTTATCGACATTTCAAATCGCACTGGCGTTGCATTCAGCGACCTTTCAGAATCCATGTATTCGGCATTGTCCGCCGGTGTGGCTCAGGAAAAAGTCCTTGATTTCGTTGAAAGCTCGGTAAAGCTGTCCAAAGGTGGATTCACACAGACTGCAACCGCAATCGACATTGTTACTACTGCCCTTAATGCATATCACATGGAAATGGACGAGGCTACCCATGTCCAGGACGTCCTTATAACTACCCAGAATCTCGGTAAAACCACTGTGGACGAACTTGCTTCCAACATGGGTAAACTGATTCCGACAGCTAACGGCGTCAATATTGCTTTCGACCAGCTGGGCGCTATGTATGCTACTGTAACGGCTAACGGCGTTGCCACGGCGGAAGCCACAACCTACCTCAACTCCATGATAAACGAACTTGGTGCTTCCGGTTCGACAGCTGAAAAAGCGATGCAGGAAGCTACCAAGGGCACAGATATGGCTGGGAAGAAATTCTCCGAGATATCAGCGATGGGATATGACGTTACAGATGTCCTTACGCTGATGAGCGACTATGCTCAAAAAACCGGGAAATCTTTATCAGATATGTTCTCTTCCTCGGAGGGCGCTAAGGCGGCTTCCATACTCCTATCCAATGTGGAAGGCTTTAAGAGCAATATAGACGCCATGGTAGATTCAACTGGTGCTGCCGCAACGGCAGCAGAAACCATGATGGATACCACTGCCGAGAAGATCCAGCTCGCAAAGAACCAGATTGACAATCTGACAAGTTCAATTGCCGAACAGTTGCTTCCGATCACTGGAGAAGCGGCTCAGAATATTGCTGACGCGCTAAACTCCTCGGAACTGAAAGAAACAGCTCAGGCTGTTGGCGATTTTATTGCAGGAGCACTTACATTGCTGCTGAACAATATAAAGCTTATAGCTTCGGCGGTCACCGGAGTTACTGCGGCGTTCATAGCTTTTAAGACTGCTGCCATGATCACTAAGGTTATCCAGAGCTGGCAGACCGCGATCCTTCAGGTCAAAATGCTCGGCACAGCGCAGGAGTTCGCGGCTGTAAAAACCGCTGCGCTTAACGGTCAGCTTACTCTGCAGGAAACGATTTATGCCGTGCTCAGTGGAAAGCTGGATATAGCTACGGCTAAGCAGGTGGCACTCAATACAGCTATGAGCCTAAACCCGGCTGCAATTATAGCCGCAGGAGTAGGATTGTTGGCTACAGCCCTTACGGGATTTGCTTTAAATGCACAGACAGCTTCGGAGGAAACAAGAAATTTTTCTGATGAACTGAAAGACTTGCAGAAAAGCTATGATGATGAAATCGCTTCTGGTGAAGCAGAACTGGTTATTCTTGAAAAGAAGGTCAATAGATATGAAGAACTCCGAACACAGATGAATCTTACGGCAGATGAAACATCGGAACTTCAGGGCTTGGCAGATGATTTACAGAGCACGTTTGGAGATTCAATTGATGTGGTAGATACGCTTACTGGAAGCTATAACTCCCTTACTCAAGCGTATAATGATTACGCAGCTGCTTTACGAGCAAATGTTATGTCTGAGGCTAAAAAAAGGCTTGCGGACGATGCGGCTAGTACTCTCATTGAATTGCAAAAGGAATATGATGAGGTATGCAAGCAAATCGAAAATGAAGAATATGATTTACCTAATGGGTTTATGGGCATTGGTGTTAATGTAGAAAATGTCGCAGAAGATATTTTGCTGGGCAGAAAGAAAGAACTTGAAGATGCAATAGAAGAAGCCAATTCTATAATTGACGAGTATATAAATTATAACGCTTCTTTTTTACATGAAACAAATGCCGATTCAATAACATCAAATTCCGAAACTGCCAAAACCGGTGACTTCATCGACGTCGAAGCCGAGAAGAAAAAGTTCAAGTCCGCACGGGACGAGCTCAAAAAGGAGTACAATCTCGGCGAGATCGACGCTGCTACCTACTACAGCACTCTTGAGGCGCTCCGGGACAAATATCTCAACTCTGCCATTGATTCCGACGAGTGGTATGACGCCACCGTCGAGATCAAGAAATACCGCGATCAGCTGACCGAGGATCAGAAAAAGGCATACGAGAAGCAGCTCGAAGCGCAGAAAAAGGCTGACGAGGAAGCCAAAAAGCAGGAAGAAAATGCGATCAAGGAAGCCGCTGCGGCACGGAAACAGGCATACACCGATGGAAAATCCGAGCTGGAGTTCCAGCTGAAAACCAAACAGATCACCGAGAAAAAATACTACGCCGCCCTGGATAAGCTCCGGGACAAGTACCTCGACAAGAATTCCTCGGAATGGCGCAGCGCCTATCTTGAAACCTACGAATACAACCAGAAGATAATCCAGGCGAACAAGGACGCTCTGAATCAGCTGCTCAGCGATACAAGCGATTCCACCCTGGACGCTCTGGACAAGCTCATCTCCAGCCGCGACAGTCTGACTAACAAGCTCAAGGATTTCAACAAGACCTTCGAGAAAACCACCCAGACCATTCCGGAAACGGTCGCGGTCAAGGGCGAATTCACGATCACCACTGCCGAGCATGACGAGGACGTCTACAAGATGAGCGCTGACAGCATTGAGGACAATATCAAGGTGCTGGAGGATTACGGCGCTATGCTGGACGCCCTTAAAGCCAGGGGCGCCGACGAGAGCACGCTCAGCTCTATCCTGGACATGGATATCGAGGAGGGCATGAAATACGGCGCGGAACTGCTCAAGATGTCGGACTCCGACTGGAACAGCTATTTTGACAGCCTGGAAAAGCTCAACAACAAGGCGGCGGAGATATCTGCGAAGTACTATCAGGATCAGATCAGCGACCTGAAGGAGAATTTCGTGGATAAGCTCCGCAGCGTGTTTGATGGGCTTTCCAGCGACATGTATCAGGTCGGCGTGGACGTCGCCGAGGAATTCGTCAAGGGCTGGAACAAGAAGATGGGAACCGAGGATCTTACCCTCGGCGACATCATGTCCTCCGTAAGCACCGGGACTATGGCGACCGCCCCTACAGCCGCGAAGTCCATGTCGGTGCTCGGAACGATAGTCCACATGCCGTCCACGCTTAACTCCATCAAAACCAATATACCTATTTATATAGGTACGCAGAAGCTCGTTGATCTGATCGTTGACCTTACCAACGGCAAGATAATCCAGACCGGAAAGAATGTGCTGCTTACTTAAGGAGGAATAATTATGATGTGGTGGAACGGCGAACCGCTGCCGGTTCCGTCCCCGGGGATAGGTTGCGAATACCGTATCGTCGAGGGAACAAACAGCGGACAGACCCTCGGCGGAACGTACTCAAAGAAGATCATCGCCAGGAAGGTAGATCTTCAGGTGAACTGGGAGAACCTGTCCGCCGAGGAATCCGCCGTGATAGGCAAGATAAACGAGGGAACCTACGGCAAACTGACATTCTACAGCCCGGATCATGGCAGGTACATAACCCGGACAATGCATGTGGAGAGCCACACAGCGGAAATATCCGAGGCGGTGCTGGAACACGGAAATCTGGACGGCAGCTTCTCCGCTTCCGTTCAGTTCCGGGAAAAGTAAAGGAGGTTTAAATGTGATTTTAATAACCTTTTCAAAGGCAGGACGTGACGATATAGTACTGACAGAAGATGATCTCTTCGACTTCCAGTACGAAGCAAGCTGCTTCTCCAGCGATACCTTTGAGCTCGGCGGAATCAACGCCAGGAAGCTGTATCTGTTGATTGACAACAATACGCAGCGCTTTCCCCGTGGAGCGTTCGCAAACTGCCGCATCAAGCTGGAGATCAACGACGTGTTCATGGGATATTACACCTCTGAGCTGCCGAAGCGCCGGAACGGCGTGATAGAGCTGACTGCATACGATGACATGGTAAAGCTGGACGTGGAATTTCCCACGGATTACACGTTTCCGCAGACGTTCTGGGCAGTGTATGCGCAGTGCGTTTTCACCGCTGGACTTGCTGACGAAGTATCATTTGATAATGTGATCCTCAACGGCGTCTGGAATAACGGCGTGATTTCTGCGGATTACACTGATTACATCTACGCGAATTCCTGCCGAAAGCTGGTTTCCGGCATGGCGGAATGGAACGGCGGATACGCCCATATCAACGACAGCGGAAAGCTGCAGGTGGACAAGTTTTCGCAGACCGTTACCCGGGAATACAATTCCGGCGAGCTGATGGAGCTTGACTACAGCGATGAAACAGTGATATTCTCAAAGCTCAAGACTTCGCAGAAAAACAAGACCTACGAGCTCGGCACTGACGATGGTTATACGCTGGTGATCAATAACCAGTACATAAGCTACGGGCTTGATGATTCTGCATTCGAGCTGTATTTCCAGAAGCTTTACGACTACTACAAGGGATTCACGCTGACTCCCATGACGTTCACCCTTTCGGATCCCGACCTGGAACTGCATATCGGCGATCGTGTGCAGGTATATGACGAGGAGGAGCAGGTCACAGTGACCGGCAATGTTTCCAAGATTGAGATTACGGGGAACTGCTCCATGACCGTGACCTGCGGCGGCTTCGATAATATCTCAACCAGCACGAACTATACGCCGACGTCCTTCAGCCAGAACGAGCAGACCAAACAGGGAGCAAAAGTCGCGGAAAAGCTTCAGACCACCGGCTCGGATTTCTGGGCGGTGACAGATAACTCTGGCGTGTGCGTGGGTAAAGGCGATACCAAAATCGCGTATATCACGCAGTCTGGAAGCGGCTTTAATATAAATGCATACGGACCGCATAATTTTACTGTCGCGGACGGAGGAATATCAGCGCAGACAAGTGGTGACATCCACAGTACTTATGTCCGTATCGGCGGCGAAAATCCATTTGCAATGCGTATTCAGGTGGACGGTGGTTCTGCAAGAAGCGTGCTTGAGCTTGAGGGTGGAGCGCAGCTGTTTGTTTACCCGGAGGAAATACTTATCGGAACACTGCATATCCGCCAGACGGATAATGGATTTAAGGTGACAATGGGCAGCTGCACGCTGGAAGCAAAGCCGGACGGGCTGTACTTCAACGACAAAAAAGTAGTATTGGAGGATACGACATGACAGCAAAAACAATAACGCTCACAGGCGCAGAAATCAGGGCAGGTTACTCGGGCGGAGCGAACGCCTGGCTTCGGAACGACGGCACGGAAGTGATCTACGCGGCGGCAGTCCCGGGAATCACGGCAGGCTCCGACGGGGTAGTCAGCATACCTGCCGGGCAGTCCGCTCCGGTTTATGGCGCGTATGGAACGGTGTACCTGCTCGGCACGGGGTCGGTGCAGCTCATCGGCAGCGACTACAGCACGAACCCTTTTAAGACTTCCGCACAGTCCGGCGGCTCGGGTGCGGATTCCGTGGCGAGAGCCGCCATAAATCAGCATGCAGGCAACGCTGATATTCACGTTACTGCGGCGGAGAAGTCCGGGTGGGATGCCAAGGCTGATTCTGCCGACCTGGACAGCCACACGTCAGATACTGATATCCATGTCACCGCCGGGGAAAGGACCAAGTGGAACGCCAAGGCGGACAAGTCGGATATCCCGTCTGCGCTTCCAGCGGACGGTGGCAACGCTGATACAGTAAACGGGCACACGGTCAACGCTGATGTCCCGGCGAACGCTAAATTCACAGATACCAACACGACATACTCCGCCGGAAACGGTATATCAATATCTGGCACGACCATCAGTAACAGTGGTGTGCGTCTTGTTTCGACCGGAAAAACCAACGGAACGGTGGCTGTTAATGTTAATGGTGTGGAATCTGACGCAACAGTCAAGGGGCTGAATTCCGCTGCATACCAGGCGGTACAGACCGCCGCCGGAACTGTAGGATTACACCGAATATCCAGTGGCACCGCCGCAGCTACCACCACAAACTGCCCTGCCGGCTGCTGGTATGGTCAATATGAATGAGGTGCAGTATGAGCATTACAGTAAATGATAATGGAACTCTTCGCAAACTAGCAACCGTTTCGGCTAATGATGGAGGGGCACTTCGCGTTCTTAAATCAATTTCCGCTAATGATGGTGGGGTTCTGCGTAACATATACGCCAAAGCGGCATTTCCCGATGCGCAATCCGGAAAATTTACTTATATAACTGCATCGGGCACTTCAATTCAAAACCCACAGACATTTGGTAACGCCTTTAACATAACTGGTACAACTACCATAACGGTCAATTTATCCAATATAAAATATGGAGATGGCAATACGAAACAGTGTCAATTTTGGGTTTATAGGAATGATTATTCCACTGGAGATAACAGAACTGAAATGGAGCTGTCGAAAGGACTCAGTGGAGCGACCAAAGAGAACTATGGTAGTGCAACGGCAACAGTATCTAAAGCAGGAAATTATATCATTGAGGCGATACTATTCTCTGTCACAGGAAGCCAATCCGGTGTTTCATTTTATAATGGTTCGTGCGATTATACAATTACTTTTTCATAAGGAGATGTTTTTATGGTAACTTTTGCAAATGGATTAAATTTTGAAACTACAGTAATCTACGCAGTGCCTGCTGATTTTCAGGGCGCAAAACGGGATACCCTTGACATCGCTATCCCGGCGGATAAAATCACGCTTGACGAAGCTAAAGCAATCTGGCAGAATTCAGACGCGACATCGGAAATCACAATCACATACGAGGAGCTCGTAGACGGAAAGACCGTGACCAAGACTGGGGTGCATATCAATTATACTCTGCCGATGGCACTTACGCTTGATGTGCTCAACGGCGAACAGGTCGTGCATATCAAGCTCGCTCAGAAGTCTGCGCTGGAACTCACGCAGGAAAAGCAAGCACAGGACATGGATGATGTTAATGCTGCTCTCTGTGAGCTTGCTGAACTTATCGCAGGAGGTGAGGATAATGGCTAAGATTTTTTACAAGCGTATAGTCGCCGGTGAAATGACCCTTGAGGAAGTCCCGGCGCTCTGGAGAACCAAGGTAGAGAAACTGATCAATAAGGAGGAAAATCATGAATAAGATCAACTGGAAACGCAAACTTACAAGCCGCAAGCTCTGGGTGGCTACGGCAGGATTCGTGGCAGGGCTTATAGTCGCATTCGGCGGCAATGATGTCGCGACCGACCTTTACAACGAACTTATGGAATTACCGAACAACTGAGGAGGTACAATGGGAAACGCAGAATTCGAATTAATAAGCCGTAAGGCTGTTGCGGACTGGTATAGTCAGAACCGCGAGGAAATTACCATCGATAACGTTTATTTGGTGTGGGTATGCAAGGCGCTCCAGAATAACAAGGCGCTGCTTGCAACCACCAAACCAGATGGCATGTACTTTGAAGTAACTTATAACGGCGACAAGAACGAAATGTACCTTGACGCTTATAGCAAAGTTGAAAATGTACTTATTCCTATAAAGGAGGATAATCATGAAAATTGACTGGAAGAGAAAGCTTACATCGCGTAAATGGTGGGTATCCGTGGCGGCGCTGGTGTCGGGACTTATCCTGGCATTCGGCGGCGGTGACGAGGTGGCTACCACCGTCAGCGGCTGCATTATGGCTACTGCGGCGGTAGTCGGATACACCATCGGCGAGGGACTTGCGGATAGTTCCCACAAGGAGGACAACGGCGATGGCAATAACGTTTGAAGCCTACGCGCGGAATAACGGCGCATTCCGTGTGGCGCGCCCCATGCCGTCCGGCAGTCCTGCCGGGATAATCATACACAGCACTGGAGCGAATAATCCCAATCTGCGGCGCTATGTCAATGCGCCGGAGGTGTGCGGCGAGAATCCGTATAAGAACTACTTCGACCGTGCGGATTCCGACGTGTGTCCACATGCGGTCATCGGGCTGGATAAGTCCGGGGAAGTCCGCGCAGCTAAGCTGCTGCCGTGGAATATCTGCTGCTGGGGCTGCGGCTCTGGCTCAAAGGGAAGCTACAATTACAGCCCTGCGTATATCCAGATAGAAATAGCGGAGGACAGTCTTGCGGACTGTGAGTACTTCGAGCGTGCATTTGCACTTGCCGCTAATCTCTGCAAGCGGCTGATGAAGAACTACCCGACTATAAAGCCGGAGAATATCATCAGCCACCACGAAGCGCGCCTTCGGAGCTACGCCAGCAACCATGCGGACTGCGACCACTGGCTCGGGAAGTTCGGGAAGAATATGGACTGGTTCCGTGCGCAGGTAGCACCGGAGAAGCGGATCACCTTGACAGCTGAGATCACTGTCGTCCAGAGCAAGGCTGACGAGATCACCCGTCAGCTCCAGGCATTAGGTTGTACGGTTAAATAAAAAAACAGCCCCGGAGCCTTAACTCCGGGACTGCATTCACACAACTGATCAGAATCACATTCCGATCAGTTGTATTATATCACACATTATGTTGCTTGTCAATATTTATATTGGATTTTATACAGAAAATTCGCAATTAGAGAATTGCCGTCAATATTGCAATGATTTGTGCAAACTCCACAAAGCAATGCGTATGATGCTGTTTTGGTGCCAATTAGTGATGTTTGTACGAAAAAACAATGCTTAATCGTTTGATTAAATGGCTTTATAAAGCCGTTTAAATATAATTTTAATCCGCCAAGGTGCTGCTTGCCCTGGCGGATTTTTTGTATTTTGCTTGTCAGTTTTTTGCGTTTTGCGTGGCAGACTACATGAGTCACATTATACACATTTCCATAGACAGGATCTGTCACTCTCCGTATAATTCTGATAATTCTTTCAGAGTTTTTTCGTAAAATTCAGAGTAATCATTATTCTGACAGTGTATTTCACGGATAACTATTCCGTAAGCGTTCATAAGTATGCGTTTCGGATCATCAGCCGACATCTCCCACGCAGGCACATAATAATATATCTTTCTGTCCGGGAAGTGACGCTTCTTGCAGCAGGCGAGCCACCATATGTCTGCCTCGCACAGATCCATTCCGAAGCCGACCATATAGACATCACACGTCATGAAGCAATCGACCCAGCTGCGTATTTCAAAATCGCCGCCGTTCTTTTCGGCTGCGCGCCAGCCTTTCAGCATCTGAGGTATGTACGACTGTATTCTTGAAATCAGCTTGCCATAAAAATAGTGCCCCATTATAACAGAGTTAGGGGCGCATGCGTGTCCATGGATATGCCAGATTTTCTTTTCAGCTCCATCAACGCTTGCGGGGATATGCCCGAACAGCGTCATGTCCGTTGCCCTGTGTTTATGGTCAACCGGGTAACGGCAGCGGAATGTATTGTTATCGCTCACCGAATGCTCAAGCTCATAGGTATAGTTAGTTGTCAGAATGCCTGTAAACGGGAGCTCAAGGACTCTTTTGGTAAAGGCTTTCTGTTCATCATTCAGAGTGATCGACTTCAGCCTTTCAGACAACCCAATCATCGCCTTGTCAACATTATCATTAGATGCAGCTACGATCTGCATATTATAAGGGAGCTTTTTCAGAATATCCTGAGATATGTTTACGCCATATATTTTGGCAGTATCATTGATTATCTTATCCCACTTTTCAGCGATCTGAATACGCTGTGCTATGCCATTACCAACAAACAGAACCGGTCTTTTCTTTTTCATATCATTTTCCATTCAGTAACGAATTGCGTTAGGGCTGCTTATATTCCCATGTGTTTTGTCGCATTTAATATATTTTGATTAATTTTTGCCCGAATTTTTATACATATTATACCACAAATCATTACAACTGTCAATATGAAAAAATAATATGATCAATGTAGTTTTACACATTTCAATCAAAAAACTATTCCATTGCGGCGTCTACCAATATGCCTGCCTTATAAGAGTGGTATTTGCGGTGTTTCTCAGTCGGAGTCGTTCCTCCTACCGAATGGGGAATTACTGAATAAAATATATACCGTGGCTTTTGGCGCTTGACAATCACACCGTACTGTGATATACTGTTTGCATGAGGTTAAACAAATGGCTTTATAGAGCGGTAAATCTGGTCGCAGGTTTCCGCTGTCACGGGTCATCTCGACCATCACGCTCTCTACCTATGTGTTGGTAGAGATACAGAATCCCTCTTGGAATGCTTTCCGAGAGGGATTTTCGTTTGTATCCGGCTCTATCTCTTGTAGATGTTAAATGAATGCTTGTTCGTGTTTTCCCTGGAGTATATATGAGAGCATGGATGTCAGAATAGTAGAAGTTATCGTGGCATAGGCAGGAATTGTCTTCCCACGCTTCGGGTCAATGAGTATTCACAGCCGCATAATAATTCAGATGGTATCGTGCCCGTTACCTCTACCTTTGTGTCATAGACTACCACGCTTTTCACATACTGACCTATGAATTTCTTGCATTCAGCTATATTTCTTTCATAGATGTATATGGACAGCTCGCTTATGCGTTCAGTCAGTTCTGCGGTAGATATATCTATATCAGTTTCTGTGGTGCTGAGCGCTTTTTGACGTTTGATACATGAATATTCATCGGCTTTGAGCTGAGATAATATTTCTTTACAGTCGTCCTCTGCAATTCCGTCAGCTATCGCATTCAGAATGTTCTTACGACGTGTCTTTATGCGTTCCAGTTTCATAGTCAGGTCTGCTAATTCCTTTATCACGCTTGTGTTATGCTGTACTGCCTGTTCCTTGATTTCAGCTATGATATCCGGAATATAGTCCTCGTTGAATATGTTCTGCTCCAGCACCTGTAATACATATTCTTCAATCCTATCATGCCGGATTTCCTTGTTGGCACATTCCGTTGACTGCTTATGCTGACAGCGATAGGAGCAATAGGTATAGCCTTTTCCGTTCATTCTTCTGTTTCCAGTCATGATAGCACCGCAGTGACCGCACCGTATCATTCCGCTTAGCAGGTATGTAGTTTTAGCTGTATTCGCTCCCGGTGACAGCTTATGCTTTGCCATTATCTCAGCGGCTTTGTCGTAGGTTTCTTCGCTGATTATTGCAGGTACTCCGTCAGGGATACATATTACCTCATCTTCCGGTTTGGCTCTGTGGCGATTGTGCTTTCCGTCCCATTGATTGTAGACGTAATACCCGGCATATTTCTTGTTGCGTAGTATACTGTACAGCGAGTTCTTGGCGAATTCGTTGCCGTATTTAGTCACATAGCCGCATTCATTCAGATGTGCTATTATGGTATTATATCCGTAGCCTGACGTGTACATATCGAATATCTTACGGACGATTATGGCTTCATTTTCATTGATGATGAGCTTCTTTGAGTCCGGGTCTACATCATATCCCAGAGGAGCAATACCGCCGTTGTGCAGACATTTCTTCGCCCTTACTCACCGATATCATCGCTGATACCTGTAATACGCTTTGCGCTGAGTTCCCGGAGAATATTCAGCAGTACCGGAATGTTCTCCTTACAGAGCAGGTATTTCTTCACCATTGTAATGACGAATTCGTCCAGTTTATCACTGTTTATCTCATGGTTCTCGCATTTCTCTCCCGGCTTATGTCCACAGCGGTACACATGGGTCACTATGCCTTTTCCGTTCTTCTTTGCACAGCCGCTCATCATACAGCCGCAGTGACCGCACCTGACTAATCCGCTCAGCATATAATTATGCTTGGCTGTATTTGCTCCGGAGTTGCGCTTGTTGTACTCCATGAGCTTTGCCGCCTTGTCGAATACTTCCTTAGAGATAATAGCAGGGACGCCGTTCTCTATGCGGACTATCTCGTTATCCGGCTTTCTGGCATGGCTGTTTTTCTTTCCGGCACGCTTGTTGAATACATATACGCCCATGTACTTCTCATTATGGAGAATGTCATACAGGGAGTTCTTGCCGAATTTCCCCTGTTTCTACGTGGTATATCCCAGTTCGTTCAGCTTATGGCATATGTCTCCGTAGCTGTTTCCACTGACGTACATATCGAATATCAGACGGACAGCCTTTGCTTCTTCCTCGTTTATTTTCAGCGTTCCGGTGGATAGTTCTACATCATAGCCCAGGGGAGCAATTCCGCCGTTGTGCTTGGCTCTCTTGGCGTTCACCATCTTTCCCTTGACGAGTTCGTTAGCGAGGTTCTTACTGTATCCATCTGCCGCCGCTACTCCGAGAGCCTTAATTATGATACCTGACATTGTACTATCATCGTAATACTCCGTAGCAGATATGTACTTTACGCCGTTTTCGTCCAGCTTGTTTTCGCTGATGTAGAAATCCTTTACGTTCCTTGCGAATCTGTCGATTTTGCTTGTAATGACATACTGGAATTCTCCGTTCCTGCTGTCCAGTATCAT